TCACCTCAGTAGTACGCGGCTAACGCTGCCGCCACCTGCTGCTCCGGTGCCACCGCCTGTGCCACTTCCACCGCCACTAGACACGGTTGTAATTGCGCCCATTGGAACGATGCCATCGTTGCTGGAAAGAACTTGGTTGGAAGGTGTGGCAAAAATGGGTTGCGATCCGCCAGCAAAGAAAGGATCGATTGCATACACGGCAAAAGTGCCGTACGAGCCTGGGTTCACTGATCCAGAGTTATAAGAAATAACACCAGCGCCGAACTGGTAGCTGTTTGAAGCAACCGCTATAGAGGTAGACGTGCCTATTTGCGTAAGCGGATTTGGTCCCGTTGGTGCCGCGTTTGTGTTTACAGGGTTGTTTTTGAACGAATTGAGAATCTGGCCCACGCCATTCAACCCGGTTATTGCTCGGCGCGATCCCGCTGCTACCTCCGAGAGTCGAAATCCGCAGATCTCGACCTGCTGGCCGACGCCCGCAGCATCTCCGGACAGGAAAAGGACCGCAGAAACGTAAGCGCAGCCAGAATTGAATTGCGTGGACGATGGACTGGTACTGAAACCGGATATTTCCGTCGACGAGAACTGCCACGTATTGCCGACAGTGGATGCCGCTAAGAGAAAGGAGCACCACATGGCAAAAGCGTTGCCGGGAAAGTGAAATATCTGATTTTTGTTGAGGTCATATTCCTGCAGGCCGCAGAAGAAACGGATGCCACCTGTGAACGGCGCGACGATTCGCAACCAGCACTCCATCAAATAGACCTTGTTAACGTCGACCGGGATCAATTCAACGCTTTGAAACTGAAAACCCTGCGATGTGGGGTTGATCATCAATTCCGACGATCCACGAGGAAGGCCGGGAATGTTGTGGCGAACCTGAAATCCGGCGTTTGGTATGACAGACGACCAATTGCCCATACCTTGCTCGAAATCGCCATTGCGTATGAGATTGTCGGTAGGCAGGGAGAGCGGCAGATCGCCGCGAACTATGGATGAACCCAGCGGAACGTTGCCAACTGACACATCCGAAAAAGCACCAGGAATAAACTGCAGAAGCTTCACTTCGACAGTTGCTACGTTTATGGACGAGGAACCGCTATTACTGCTGCCGGAGTTATTACTAGACGAACTCGACGGATGATTGATCGTGGCATCTACGATCTCATAGTCGCCAGCAAATTCCTCAGAAATGGAGCGATCGATCGTCAGCACATCTCCCAAGAGCTGCTCCGCAAAAGAGCGCCCTTGCGAGTCCACAGCGTCCCAGTAAATTGTCATTTGGGCAGTCCATGGAGCGTTATATGGAGACGCATCAACGCCGAGGTTGCGAACCTTCAAGAAGTTGAGAATGCGGAACGTGCGTTCACTTGTGTTGTTTCCAAGCGAGATGTTCAACGGCACTCTACGGAACGCCGCATTTAGCTTCAGCCCCCTCTGGCCAATAGCGTTCTGATGCTTTTCGTGATCAACAGTGGTGGATCTGCTGATGAAGCGGCTTTCTGGAGTGCCACAGTAACCGTTGCCGCTGGTTGCATTTGGTCCGGGCTGGGCAAAAGTGAAATTGACCGACGTCGGCACAGATGCCACGGTAAAGACGCCAAGAAAGCTGGGATCGTCGCAATTCAGAATCTGCACGTTGTCGTTTTGAAGGAAAGGAAGCTGTCCCTTGGTTTTGACGGTGACTATCCCGCCATTACGTACCAGTCCATTGTTAGCTGCCGTCTCGATATCGGCCTGATCCATAGGATTCAGATCGTTGTACGACGCAATGATTCTGTTGCTTGTTCCGTGCAGGTCGATCTTGTCGAAGTTGCCCGTGCCGGGAACAATGTGATCCGTGGTGAGTGTAAAGGTGGATACGCGTGGTTTATCGGCGCGAATGAAGATACGCCCAGCAGCTTCGTGAACAAAGAGCTGCGACATTGTGAGGAGCTGCGCCAGAGCTTGCTGCAATTTGATGGTAGATGGAAATGCAACGCTGGATTCAAAGCGTTTGATGCCCGTTGCGATATTGAAATCACACCATGCCGCTGAATCGACAACAGAAGGAAAGTCGATCCTAGCTTTTTCATCTGCTGTGAGGTCTCCGCCTGCCGAGGCGGCCGCGCTTGGAAGCCAGTCCGGCTTGAGCACCTTTCTCAAGATCAGATCGAGCGCCTGCCATGCTCCGTTGGTGGAAAAACCATAAGCGGTCTGGTTGCCGTTTATATCGAACTGTCGAACCTTACAACAGCGAAAATCTCCTACAACATCTAGAGTGGCGCTTGGGGCGGCCGGATCGGGCTGCACATGGAGAGCAACATAGGCTTTACGTGAATACGTCACGCGCTGAAAATTACCGGGTAAGAGTGAGAAAAACTTATCGACTCCCTGGTCGCCACCAACAGAGGTTGGATTGAGTCCTGAGCCAAGCACACCATCAATACCGGGATGAAAGTGAAACACGGATGTGTCGGCGGTATTAGCAAGCTTCCGATTGATCCAGAACCGCTCCGGTCCATCCCACTCACCCTCGGCGTAGATATAAAACGCCACAGTGCTTTTATCTGTGAGCTGCTGCAGAAGAACATTATTTCCACGGACGCGGTTGTATCCGTAGGCCAGCGGAAGAGCAATACCGAGCTGAGCATTCGCGATCTGAGAGAACGCTGGCGATCCTTGAAGTAGTGCAACTGATCCCATAACGATTACCTAAGCACCAATGGCTGGCGGAGCCTGGGAGGAACGCGGCCGCCGCCACCGCCGCCACCAAATTGAGTTGGCGGCGTAGAGACGGTCACATTAGGAACAATGGTGACGATTGCGTTGAACCGCTCAACAGCGCCGTGCAACACACAATCAGAAAAGAGCTTTGTACATGTTGTCGCAGAGTCGGTCGCGCCGCACTGTGGGCTCTTGTAGCGCCACGTGCATATTTCCGACTGTACGTCATCGGCAACGTCGTATTGAGACGTGTCGAAAAGCTGCAGCATCCGAAATGAGACCTCATCCTCACGCGGACTCTCCTCCGACAGGGTCATGTGCAACTCGTCGCGAGATGCCGCTATTAACGGAGACCAGAAACGCACGATTGCCAAAGCGCCTTCGAACTCATGGTTCTTAAGTGCCGCTGCAACATCCCGATCAATCGTATTTCCAGAAAGATTCTGCACAACCAAGTCTCCACTGTCTGTGGAGAGATCGCGTGTGCGTTTGAAAGGACCAGCAGACTTTACCCACGGCACATAGAATTGATTGCCTGCAACGATTCGGGCTGGATACACGCCCTCTACATCCGTCCAGAAGAACGTGCTGCCATCTGCAGTCTGGATGTCTAGCAAGATTGCATCGACAAACCCACCATGCTTCGCAAGCTCAGCCTGCATTCCTGTTGGAAGAGTTCTAGGCATCTATTGCATTGCCTCCACTGCATCAGCAGCGATGATGAAATCGGAGCTGCCTGCATTCTTTGTGTTGGTTGGAGAGATTTTTACCCGGTGAAGTCCGAATTGGATATTCTGCACGGTAAGCACCGGCGCAGAAGCAGTTAGCACAGGCGCGAACATGTCGACGTTGCCAACGCCAACTCCATCAATGAACGCCTGGGCGATGCCCATGTCCGTGTTGCGAGGAGACCAGAGACGGAAGCCATAGCCCAGGTAAATCCACTCTGCTGCATCGGCTGGAGACGTGCCCGGAGACCAGTAAGCGAAGCCATTGAAGTAAGCCGGGTTGGGATTGGGAGCGGGAAGTTCCACGACAGCATTGGTTGTGGATGTGTATACACTCGGTGCAGTGCCGGATTCCAACTGCCAGCCCCATGCAGTAACCTTCGTGCCGGCAGCTCCGGGAATTGTGAGACCGGCAAGGATCAATCCGCGATTATTGGCCCCGAAACCGGATGAGGTAAAGCTGAATCGCTGCGGCGCAGTTGTGAGTGTCAAAGGTATGGAATTCGTGGCTATGCTGGTATCCGAGAAATTCAACGTGACGCCTGGAAGTGCAGCCGCTCCTGGAGGAACTGCTAGATAGCATGACACCGTGAATGATTGAGATGGGCGCGGGAAATAGGCAACTGGCTGAAATATGCTGGCAAAGTTAATGAAAGATCCACCACCCTTGGTAAGCACGTCGGCCAGTTGGCCACCATTTGGATCTGGCGCGCTATCGGCTAGAACAGAACTTCCTCCGTCGAAAAACCAACCTCCCGGCGTATTGTTTACGGGCGTCGTGTTTTCCATGTCTTGAGAAAACAAGAGCAAGTTCTTAGTCCTATGGTCCCAATTGCCAGTGAGCTTTACAAGGTCGGCACCAAAGCCGTCGCGCTCATCAAACATGATCGAGTCGATTCCCCATGTGGACGGATACTGAAACATAGGCAGTCCGGGAATCACCACAAAGGTTGCCGTGATGTTCACTTTGTCGTTGCCGATGATTTCATATTGAGGCTCGTCCTGAAACTGACCGCTGTAATAGCGCCCGCCATCGATGTCGTACAGGGTGAAGAAATCCTGCGAGTACTGACGGAACCATTGCCGCAATCCGTTGTATGTGGAGAATTGCCGGTTATTCCATTGAAGAGAAAACACCGGGCCGCGAGCCACAACACGCTTGGCAAATACGCGCCCACTGCGCGCCTGAGCCCGGGCGACCGTGCTCGGATCAACTATGCGAAGCGGATATTCGGGATTAAACACGCTTGATGAAGTTGGGTTGAGAATATTGTTTTGGCTCATACCTTACCCTCTTGCTTAGCGCGGTTCAGCGCGGCAAGGATCTGGTCGATGCCGCCGTTACGCAACCATCTTTCATCCACGCTCTGCGCTTGAATGAGAGAACCGTGAATGTGAATATCGCCACCAACGGAACTGCCGCCATTAATGCGTTGCAAGGTTTGCAAATTATCGGCAGTGGAAGAAGCATTCACGACGAACTCGCCCTTACGAAGAACAGCGTGCAGTTCTCCTGGGACAGTGGCGAAGCTGGAATAGGACGAAGACACATAGCCTCCATCATGAAATTGTGGAGGTCCGAAAAGCAGTCCGGATCTGCGCTGGCGCTCCACTTCGAACGAGTCGATATCTTTGTCGGCCGCCAAGATCGCTGGATGTACCTTGTTTTTCCAGACGCTCTTTCCTTCGTCCTTTAACTTCTTCAACTCATCTTCGGCCTGCTGATCGAGCTGATCGAGTTGCTGGTGTGCGCTCAGCGAGTCAAGCTGGAAGCTCTTGTACTCATCCTCAATTTTTTGAATTGCTGGCTGAATTTGCTTAGTGAAATAGTCGTTGGCTTCGCGCTTGCGCTTGCTACCCCCAAATAAGCCGCCAAAGATTCCTCCAAGCAACCCAACAATTCCACCTACCACCAAGCCAATGGGACCGCCAATGCCGGAGATAAGGCCCAGCAGTGCGCCGATCCCAATGCCGCCGCCAGCTCCAGCAAGAGCGCCAGCCAAAGGTCCGTGTTGCAATCCAACGCCAAAACCAAGTAGACCGCCACCGGCGGCCGAAGCCAGACCCAAGCCAAGCGCTCCAGAGATGAGGCCGGATGCAAGCCCGAAAGGATTCAACGCCGCGAACAAAGGCAGCGACGCACCCAGCAGTCCGAGCTTTCCGCCAACAGCGTTGCCTAGCAATGGCAACAGTCCGGCAGTGAGACCGATGCCAGCGCCGCCAGCGCTGAATAGATTTTTCAGCCCACCAAGCAACCCGCCCTGCACCTGGGGAGCGCGCAAAGGTTGAGTGATCGTGTCAGCGAAGCTAGCGGTGCTAAGTGCGCCCGATGGTGTTAGAAGGCTACTGCCGAAAGAGGATGTGGAGCCACTTGGAGCAAATGGCGGAGTTACGCCGGTTGTGCCACCGCCAAACGGAGCGCCACTGAGACCAAACAGCGATGAAAGATCGGGGCCGGATGACGCTGCGGGAACGGATGCCGTCGATCCGCCGCCCAGCGGAAGTCCACCCAGACCAAACACACCGGGAGCAGTTGCGTTGGCTCCGGACGAAATGAATGGTGGAGTTCCTGACGCTGTGCCACCACCGCCAAATAGAGGACCGAGCAAACCACCAAGTGGATTTCCTGCACCGCCACCGCCGCCGCCGAAGACTCCAGCACCGACAGAGCCTTGTCCGAAGACGATAGAACCAAGAATGTTGCCAGCTCCGGACTTCATGGAACCCATGGTGAGAAGCCATTGCGCAAGAATCTGAAAAAACAGGTGCTCCATGTTCTTCAAAATCGTTTGGCCGATCTTGCCTGAACCAATGTCGTTAAAAACACTCTCAAGTTCGCTGCCGAGTTGTTGCGTGAGCTTTTCGTTTTCAGCAATGATCTTCTCGTTTATTTCGGCATGGACTGCGGCGCGCTCGGCCTCGGCAGCAGACTCAATCGCAACGTACTCCTGGCTACCGGCCTTATATTTACTGAGCTGCGACTGCTCCTGCTTATCGATGGTCAGCAATCGCTTATTACTCTCTACTTGAATTTGGGCATAGGCTTTGAGCCACGGTGGAACCGTTGCCAGCGCTGCAGCGGCTTCAGCATCTCTTTGCCGCTCTGCCGCTTGCTCAAGCACCTGCGCCCTTTCCTCGGCAGCCTGATTTCTTCCTGCAGTAATCTCAGCATCAGTTGCAGTCCAAAGCGCTTGTTCCTTCTGGGTAAGTGAGACAAGACGTTCAAGCTCAAGAGATGTAAGGTGTTCACCAGCCTGCGAAAGAATATTTTTGCGCTCATCTTCGAACTGTTTGATTTTGAGGTTGCGCTCCGCGTTGAGGCGGTCCTCACCCTGAAGCGTAGAGAGTTGCTGTTCAAGGATGAAGTCCTGAGTACTCTGCTCTACCTTGGAGATTTCAAGATTAAGAGCACGAATTTTGATGGCGGCCTGCTGATGGATTGCGACCTCACGTTCCTTAATGTCTTTGAGGGTAATTAGGCTGCGCTGCCGTAGCTGTTCCACCTCTCGAATCGAGAACTCCTCGTCGGCACGGATCTTATCTTCGTCGTGTAGTGATTCATCTGCCACTTGGTGGCGCAGAGCGAGAGTTTGCTCTGTTGCCTGGCGCTCAAGGTCAACGATCTGCGCGGTGGAGATCTTATGGGCTGCAGCAACAGCTCTTTGGTATTCCTGGGAGTTACGAGACAAGACTCCGAACTGGTCATTTAGTGCTTTGAGCGCCTGCTGTTGTTCGACAGCAATCTTTGCAAAGCCAGTCTTACCTGCCAATGCAGCTTGCTTTTCGGTAGAGATAACTATTTCTTCCAATTGTTGTCGCTCATGTTCGAGCAGTTTCTCCTTCTGTTCTTCAAGACCCTTAGCCTCAGCGTTTAATCGATTCAACTGAGTCTGAGATTCAAGTTCGGCACCTTGACTCGCATTGCCTTCTGTAAACGCATCCAACTCGGCTGCATCGGCATTACGTTGACCTGATTGATCTGAGAGTTGTTTTTTCTTCTCTTCGATATCGGCAAGTCTAGTATTGATCTCGTTCAAGTGTTCTAAGCTGGCACCGAGAGTTCCCGGTTCAATGAAATTCTTCCTGCTGGCCTGGATTGTCTCCTGCTCCATCCTCTTGATTTCTTCCGTATAGCCGCCCATGTCGTCGGTGATCTCGATGATCTTTTTGCCGATTTCACCGATAACTGGAATAACAGCAGCGAAAATGGATGCTCCAAAGGCCGCTTTAAAGACAGGCCCCAGAAGAGAGCTATGCGCGATCACGTTTTCGAGAGCGCGAGGCATCTCTACGCCTAACGTGCGGGTAATAAGTTGACCGGCGATATGTGCTCGCCGTTCTTCGGACTCAATGCCCTTGAACGCGCTTTCAGCCTTGTTATCCGCAGCCGCAAGACCGAATGTTCTGCGGAAGATCTCTTCCATTTTTTCTGCTTCGGTTTGCGTCCCTTTCAGGGCATTGCTGGTTTCATCTATGGCGGACTTGCTGCCGGTTGCCCAGGCTTTAACACCAGCAAAGAAATCAAAAAACTTTTTCTTCAGGTTATCGATCAGCAAAGGTGCTCCACCTGCATCAAGATGGAATTCAAGCTCCAACTGTGTAGACACTTAGCGAAGCTCCTTTCTGCATTTGTGGCAACGCATGCTGACTGTGCTGTACTGGAAATAGCCGCAGTAACGGCACGGCGGGTGCTTGGTTACAAATTCCTGACGCGCAGCTTCTATTGCGCGAAGTCCCTCAGCTTCGCCATCTGTGAGGTCAAATTGGACTCCGGCACCGATCATGGATTTGAGCCACAGAACATAGACGACAAAGTCTCTATACCCAGGGGACAGGCTGCTGTTAGGAGACAGCTTTGCCAGCAAGGCGTCATCGATGTCACCGGATATCAAGGCGTTGGCAAGAGCGCGATCCGCGTCGTGGCGGTGGAGTTGCTCTTCGAACAACTCCAACGCCGCTATGCGCACTCCGTCATGATCCTGCGAGACGGTGATCATTCACCCTGCCCGGCATCTGCAGATTTAGAAGCTCCAGCAAAGAGAAGCTCAACAGCCTTGACTTTGTGAAATCCATCCATATCGTTACGGATATCGTTCAGGTCGGTTAAAGGCTGATCCCGGACCTTGTAGCCGTCGACGCTCAGAATCAACTCATCATAAAAAGAGAAAAGAAGCCTGTGCCGCAGAGCATGGATGGTTTTTCCATTGCGGCTCCCACCAACAACACGGCTCTCGCTGCTGGCTCGGTAAAACTTACGCCGATGCTCTGCGGTCACTGGAGCAAAGCGGTGAATCAGCCCTTCATAGCCACTCATCTTGCCGGGTTCCGTAATTCCCCACGCGGCCGTGAGTCCAACTTCTATGCACTCAGGATCAAAGGGGCGATCCTCGCCGAACCCATCACAAGGGCCGACGAACCGAAGCAGCCATGCTGCTGGCCGCAAATGGCGCGGCATGATCTTCGCCTGCCATCCAGGCTTAGAAGCGAAATCTCCGCGATATCCCTCGACGCGGATGAGTTTTTGCTGGACAAGATCAATGCCGGGATTCTCCATATCCAGCACGGTGAGTTGCGATTCCCGCTGGTTCTGCGTGGTGTATACAACCCCTTCAAAATAGGTTTGCCAATCGCCCTGCGTTAGGCGAGAGAAATAGAACGTGTAGGGAAACTTGCCATCAATAAAGGACACAGCCCTCTCGCCATCGAGCGGCAACAAGGCTCCATCACTGATTTTTTGCAGCACCGGCTGTGTATCTTCCATTTGATTCGCTCCAAGTTGTAAATGAATGATCGGAATTGTTCTGTCGAGCTATCTATCAAGCAGGTAGCGAAGCGATGCGACCTGCAGGCCGCGAAGCAGTGCGGCCAATCCGGAAGCGAAGCGGTGCTGCCGGTACTTCAAGAAGGAGGGACACGGCAAAAAATTGACGTGCCCACAATTGTTTCAGCAGATCCCGTCAAGAGCGATGGCAGCATTGGCAGTCATCATGGACTCACGTATCTTCCTGATAGCTGCTGTCTGGTCTGCGCACTTGGGAGTGTTTTCAAGCACTGTCTTGGCGTATTGGTGCGCGGCCTCTCTGATTGCCGAATACTTCGGCAACTGATCCTCGCGAGGCGAGTGGTACTGGAAAATGGTTTCCAAGTTTTGCATCATTCCTCCTTTCTACGCCGCGATCATGTACGCGGGAACGTTATTGACTACCGTGGCCTGAAAAACCTCGTTCACGCCATTCTTGATGACGTCCTGATCTCCTGCGGTGAGTTGCCACGTCAGCTCGACTCCCTGCGACGCAAGCTGAGTGGTGAAGTAAATGCCAGGAAATTTCATCGAGAGCTGCTGAGAGGGCCCGCTGTTGATGTTGATTTGAAGCTCTCGCGGAGTGTCGTTGATGAAAAGAGTGCGGATGTCATCGACATCCTTGGCCGCAACCTGCAATGTGCATGTTGCCCGCTGCTTTAGCACCTTCATGAACGTGGCGAATAATCCGCCACCTGGAGCACGATGCGGAGACATGTCCATTGCCAGATGTACTTGCCATTCACGGACACGCTCTTTGATGCTGCTGAGAGCTGTGGTAGTCAGCGGCAACGCAGCTCCTGCAATGAGCCCGGCTGCAGGAAGCTGAAAAGGAGCACCGATGGCGTTGGGGGCGACATTCTGCTTCGTCTCCGTGCCTGTGGCGTTGGATAGATAACAATTCCAGCCAGTCGCTCCGGGCATGGCTGCAGGAGAGCCAACTTGCGGCACGCTGTTCGCTGGAATGACGATTGACGCTTCAGGCCCGGCCAGAGTCTCGCCGGCGGCCGTCGTGTACGTGATTCTTACGAAATAGGTCGCGCCAGCCAGCGCCCCATTGACCACAGCGCTCAATACCGGCGCGAGCTGCGGAGAAGGAACGCCAATCAGAATATCCGTATCGGACGCCAGCAAATATTGAGGAACCGTTGTGGGAGGAAGCTGCACAGCACCGTCGACAAACTTGCCGGACCCAACCATCTTGAATTGTGCCTGGGCTGTGCCGGTATCCTTGCCTGTAAGAACAAGGTCGGAGATCGCCAAGTCCGGCATCTGATAAAAGATGTCGTTGGTGTCCTGAAATAACAGGCTCGTAACGGGCATCTGATTTGAGGACTGCAGAAACTTGAACACGTGAGTAAACGGGCCAGCCCCACTCACAACCACCGATCCCATCGAAAAAGCCATCAGCCAGCCAGCAAGAAAATTGTCCAGATCCCAGGTGGCATCGAAGCCGGTCGTATATTGAGTGGGAATTCTCACTGTAGGCCACTGATGCCCTTTGTTGGCCAACTGCTCATCAGAAAAATACGTCTTTTGTATCTGAGCAAAGCTTGTGCCGGGAATGCGAGGCCGTTGCGTGTAGCTGGCCAGCGCCACGGGCTGCTGCAGTGCCGCCTGTTTGTTGGGCGCAAGCGCCACGTTTCTGACTTCCAGTAAATGTTGCGGCTCGTAACTCATGAATTACTCTCCCTTTTCTGCGCCTTGGCGGGCGCGATCTTTTCACTAGGTGGCTCTGGCTTTGGCGCGATCTCAAACAGCGGGTGTCCATCGATCTTCTGGCGGCTGAGCACGACAAGCCAGTCGAAGGCTCTGGTGACGCGCTGAGATTGACCCGGCGAGAAAGCAAATTCATGTCGGCCTTCATGGACGCGCACCATCGTGCCACCGGACCATTTAGCACCGAACTCACTGAGTTGCACATCGACAAAATCTTCCCCTGACATCATTCCTCCTCAAAACTGTGCGATGGCTTCCACGCGCACACGAACTGAATACCAAGTCCCATCCTTGCCAAACTGCTCAGCGGTTGTGCCAGCCAACTCGATTGGTCCAGAGAACGATGAATCACCATCGAGTGGAATTCTTTGTCCAGCCAGGGCTGCACGGACTTTTTGAACAAGGTCTTGCGCGCCGCCACGCTCGGTCGACACATCTCGCAGATCCTCAGAACCAACGAAAATTACCCAATCCTGATATGTCTGATAGGTCTTACGAGTGATATCGCGGCTTTGGTCTTGAGTGGAATCAAACATCACTAGCGCAGCAGGAGGCACGGCCAACAAAGTGCCTTGTTCGTCGAAGTCTTTGCTGCTTAGCGCCGAAACCTGCACAGCTTCTGGCAGCGATGCTTTAAGCAGAGCAATCAATCCGGACTCGCAATCATCCATCCTGAATTGCGTTGGCATTTCTATTTCGCTCCTGTCTGCACGTACCGCTCTATCGCGGCCTTGATCTTGCCGGGATCTTCAGGACGAACCACAAGAAAGGGACGGGCTGGAATTCTCACCTTACGTCCTCGTCCGGCCAATCCACCTTCCTGCTGGATGCGCGCATAAATAAGGTTGGAGCCAATACGCAGCACATTGCCGGAGATCACATAGGCCGCATTGTCTGTGACTGAGTTGCGCAGCCTGCCGCTCTGAATAAGGGTCTTTCGTCCGAGCCCGCCTTTGCCACGCTTCAGAGTTGCCGGAGACAGCGGCCGCCACGATCCCGGTGGAGATCCCTGGTCCTGAAAAGTGCGGACGATAGAGCTGCGCATGATCTGGCCGATAATCTTCAATATGGGTTGCGGATTGAGCCGTTGATTGAAGTTGCGCAGAGCAATCTGCACCTGCTGATCGTTGATGGCTATGCCGATTGTAGGGATATAACTCACACGTACCCCGCTAGGTTGTCGTCGCTGAAGCGCTCAACGGTTTGTGTGGGTCTGACGTCTCCAGCTCCGGACTGCGGAGCGGCAGCTACGGGTTGATCGAGAGATGCCTTCCCTGAAGCCACGTCGCGAAGGAACTGCACCGCATAGTCGTAGGCTTCGCTTACGTCCTTCTTCATTTTCTTGCGGCGCTGATAAAGGAACCACTCGGCAATCGTGAGCGTAAGTCCTTTGACTTGGTTGGACGCCTGTAAAGGGATGGTGTATCGCTGACGGCAGTACGAGTCTATCAATGCAGATGACTCATTCAAGATGTCGGAGACCATCACCGTGTTTACCTTCCCGGAGTTGGTGTCATCGGTCAACTGAACCAACTCCAGGGCGGTAATACGGCGCGGCGACAGGTCGTCTTGTGTCGCGTAGGCCATTAGTCCTCCTTCACGACGCGCTGCAGAACCTCAGCGCCGATTGACGATACTTCCTGCTGCGTCAACTCAAGCACAGATCCAGCGGCATGATCCTCACCATCGCGGCGCAGTGGAAACAACAGGCGATAAGCATTGCGAGTTGATTGAGATTTCTCGTTAGCCACGTTCTTTGCTACTCCTTTCACGGAAGAGATGTAATGACTTGCGCTTAGTTGAACAACAGGCGCACAGATGTAGTCGAGGCGTCCGTCTGAATACACACGTCCTGCCCGGACGGAACTTGCGCGCCAAGGTAGTACGTCTGCACAGGCGGATTCACAACCGGACCAAGCAGTACGGTTGTTCCTGTGCCGCAATTGGTTCCGGTGCCAAACTGGATGGTGAATGATCCGGCTGCGCCGGTTGATTTCTCCACTGCCACCGAACGAATGTAGGTCTGCCCCGTAGCTGGAGCGGCCACTACACGAGTAAGGGTGGATGAGGCGACGGCAGGCGAAAGAATACTCAGGTCGCCGGTCTGAAGGATGTTCAGCCCTTGAGGGCTAGCGCCTGAGCCAATGAATCGCAGCTTGAGCAAGTTCTGCTCTCCAACTTGCTGCGCAATCACGTGGGCTGATGGAGCAGTCATCAATCCCACAATTACCGCTAAAACGACTACCACCAAGATGGCGGCCTTTCTCATAATCGTCCCTCCTTTGAAGGTGATTGTTGATTGTTGACGCCGTCCAGGGATTGCTCGCCCTGGACGGCAGCTCTGGCGATTCTCCGCGACCTCCATTAGTTTGAATTTCCGCCGCGTGAATCAACGGGCGGAGCTTCAAGCAACCGTGTTGCGTAGCAGATATGCGCTTATGTTCGACGTGACCTGCTGGCCATAATAGAAGTGGACCGACAGTTCGTCGCTTTTCGCGCTGGCCGGAGTGAGCCTCGCAATCTCCGTACTGAATCCTCCCACCGTCCCCGGAGCGTTCTTCCAGACAAACGTCTTTCCGAACGATGGATCTTGCGGAGTAGGATTGGGTTGGGCGTAAGCAAGAATTGCATTCTTACCCCAGACGAAGTTCGAGTTGCCATTGACATCGATCTGTATGGCAGATGCCAAGACGACACGTGGCACTCCGAACACGGCTGCAAGATCATCGAGCGTGACTTGGCCGCCTTTGGTGTACACGAGCCGCTGCACAATGGCCGGATGCACACGGAGCTTCTGATACACCGGATCGCCGATGATCATCAGATTGGCTTCCTGGCCGATCTGCCTTATCTGGCTCTTAGCCGTCTCGACATCGGTAATTGGAGTGGAGTTTGCGGCATCACTCCACTGCGAACCACCGGCAAGCGTTACAACGTTCGTTGGCGCGTAACTCACCGGGTTGGTGGCAAGAGATGCGGCGCGCATTTCCTCGCGCAAAAACAGCTTGTCCAATATGGTCTGCGTTGCCCATTGCTCCAGATTGCCTGCAGAAAAGTTGGAACGCTCTTCGTCCGGAATCTTGCGGGCCAAGGCGTGGTCCGGGCAGAAATATCGGTTCTTCGACAGCGTCTGCTGGATGCCTTCGGCGGGCGATCCCGGGGCGCGAACGTCGTTTTCACGCACCATCTGGTTTTCACGGCCAAACAACCAATAGAAATCCGACTGTTCTTCGACTTCGACGCGCGGTAGAAGCAGCTCTGCGACCAGCGTGTTGTTCCGGTAGAGTTGGGCAAACTGACTTAAGGCGACATCGATCTTGCCCTGGACGGGGTTGACCATAGCGCCTGCAAAATTGATCGGGCGTGTTGCCATCTGCATTTCCTCCTGATAAATCCCGCCCAGGCGGGGAATCAAAATCGACTAGCGCTATGTTTAGACGCGCTGTGGAATAACGAACAGCAAGAACTCGTCGCCAGCATTTACTGCGGCCTCAAGCGCCAGCCCAACAACCTCGGTGCCAAGCACGGCCGGTGCTGGGGATAACTGTCCGGTTGCATCGTTGACCTGCACCCACTGCAGTCGGGCGATAGGCACGGCGGCTATTGCCGTGACTTCACCCAGCTCGATGACGGGGACAGGATCGCCAGGGTTGATGGTGGCAAGAGCAGTCACTCCCACTGCGCGGGAGCCTTGAGCACCGGGCAGTGCCACCGACGCAACAGCCGCACCAGCTCCAACAGCGACACCAGCGGACAGGGCAACGTCACCGGTATAGGTGCGAGTGATATTCGGCTGCAGAACTCCAAACTGCGATTTGGCCATATTGCCTTCCTTCGCCCGATCAGCGGCGGCGGCCCGCAAATAGATTGATATGTGACCGCTGATAGATCAGCGAGACTTACACGTTGCCGGCTGCTGAATAACCGGGATCGTCATACTCTCCACTGGCACGCAAACGGGTTAGAGCTTCGCCGTAAGGAATCTTCTCTTTTAAAGAAAGCTCTCTTGCGGCTTCGGCCAAAGCAACAGATTGCTGATCGACTACAACGCCAGTTCGCGCTGAAGGCTCAGTGAATTTGACGGACCTGCTGTTACCTTTGGCAGATCGTGTTGTAGTGACGGCAATTTCTCCTCCGGGCACCATCTTCGGAAGGGCTAACAGGAAATCGGCAAAGCATTCGGCGAGTGGCTTATCGACTTTCTTGTCGCCTTCGCCAAAACTTACTTTCGTGTCCGCCAGCGCCAGGTCTGAGAAGATCTGCGGGATTCCCATCTTGTCGAATGCCGGTATCCAACGCTGTCCGTCTTTGACGCGCTTGATTTGAGCCTCGGCATAGTTTGCGGCAGCCTTCTTCGTTTTCTTGTCGGACTTTGACTTGTCGTCGGGTTCGTCCTCGTCCGTGTCATCGTCGTCGTCGTTGTCAGGATCGTCTTTCGACTTTGCTGCGAACTTCGCCAACTGCTCTTCAAACTTCTTGGTCGACTCCGCAACTGCATCGGCGATGCGTTTTTCAAGCTCCTTCTCGTTCATCTCTCCGATAGTCTTGGGCTTGACTAAATCGGAGAAGAATTTCTTGAGCGATTCCATGAAGCTCTTCTGCATTTGCTCTGGGTCCATCTCATCCTCCTTGAAATCAACTGCGATTGCGTCACCAGCGCCGAAAGAAGCAAGCTTCACATCAGCGAGGCCTTTCACCTCGGGCGGCATCGCGCCGAGGAAACCAACGTGCCGCAGTGCCGGTCCATTGGCAGTGCGGTAAAAACTGATCGAGCGTTTCTTGAAGCTGCCAGCGCGTACTAGCTCCTCAAATGCTGATGGCACCTGCTTGAGCTTGCCCTGCAACACATCTCCAACCCGGCGAAGCTTCTCCACCCAGCCGTATGCGGGCGCGTCGTCTTTCGGGTGACCAACAACAACGGGTGCTTCGTGCTTTCCCGGATCGTAGAGAGCGATCATCTTGTCGATGTCTGAGGTCGTATACGATCCCTTGTCGCCGTAGTCTCCAGCGCGAAACAACTCGATCCACTGTCCATTGAGAGTGCTCATTCTTCTGGTTCTCCTCCAAACCCATCGTCAGGCACTCCTGCTGCCGCAGGCGGAATGCGGCGCAGCCCAGGGGTGTCTGCTTCTTTGTCGACATCGTCGGGACCTTCGGCGGTCACGAGGCAGCGGCAGTTGTAGCCCAATGGCGGATACAGCCGATTCCACACCGGGTCGTCGTTGCGGGCCGCAAATCCATTCAGCACAGCGTGAGACAGGCGGACGCGATCATCTCCAGCAGTGCGCAACACCCAGTACGGGAGAACGGCCGCAACGTCCGGATCGGTCATCTGCTCGTAGCGACCATTTCCGTATGCCGTCATCACGTTGGTCTGAAAGACCGTGTCGATTTGCACCTGCGATAGCCGATCGATTCCAGCCTCATCTGTGAGCTCGTCAACGGCTGCGCGAAAATCGTCCGCGGTGCCGCCGCTCTCCAGCACATCCGCTAGAGCGCTCTTGATCTGCTGAATCAATTTCAGGTCGCTTATCCCTGAAATGGTGAACGCCTGTTTCTGATACTTCTTAGCAAGGCCATCGAACGCGTCACGCTTGATTCCGATCAGCTTGATGATCCGATCAATGGCAGCAGTGAAAGGAACATTCTCGAAGCCAAGTTCATCGGCGAAGCTGACCGTCGTCGACGCACGAAATTGCTTGCCTGTCTTTTTCCTGGCATCTTGGAGCACATGGGCGCGGCCCATGATGTCAAATGCGGCAAGGTAGCTGGCATACACGCCGCCCAATTCCCTCTGGAATGTATCGGTAAGCAGATGAGGCGCCACGCTTGCCAGAGCGCGATGGTGAACGGAGATCATTCGATGCTGCCTCCCCTCAGACCTTCGGCGACCTCGTGGATGCGCTTCTTGTAGAGAGCGCCGAGACTGCCCTGAAGTGAACCGAGCAAGCTGCGGACCTCTCGAAGATTGTGGCGTGCAACTGCGTCACTCAGACTGCTGATCGCGGCAGCACCGCTCGAAATCGCTGCGCCAGGGGCTCCCGATGGCGCCAGCACAACATCCTGCGGACCCGGCTCTGGTATGCCATAGCGGGATTGCATGTACTTTTTGGGAATTGGCACGCCCATGGCTTGTGCCTGGGAGTCGATGCCGATGCGCTGAACCAAGTCTTCTTCATCTTCCTTATCGATCACGAACTTCGGCGCAGGGACGTTCGGGCCAAAGTTCCAGATGGTGAGCCGTCGCAGCAGTTGATTGGTAATGATCGTCTCAAGCTGTCCAGCAAGCTCGATGTCTTTCAGGAAAAACATTTTGCGGTGTACGTCGCCCTGGCTGCGCGATCCTGTGCCACCTTCATTGCCGTAGCTGGTAAGCGTTTGACCCAAGATCACACGGGCGATCTTGTAGTTCATCTTGTCGTGCAGCTTTTCGTACACGGCTGGATTCTGCGTCCTCGACGATGTCAGCAATTCCTTCACGACTTGAAAATTGGAGGGAACGGCAATGGCAACCTTCTCGATCATCGCTTCAGCGGCGGCCAGGGCTTTACTCTTTTCGTCATCCGTCGCTCCGGGCTGATACATCACTGCCGCTGTGCCTGGACCCTTCTCAGCAAAGCGAAGCCAGAAGCGCACAGTCTGGCGCTTAAACCAACTCGGCCAGAACACACGGCGCAGCAAAGGTCGCCCGCGCCGATTTCCGCTCCTGGGGCGAAAACTGAAGATCAAGAATTTTTCTTCTGGTACCAGATCGCCCGCGTCGACAGCGTACGGATTTTTGAGCAACCTCAAAGGGCCGGTTTGCAGCAAGTATTGAGGATTGAAGCTGAATAACTCCTGGGGCAGATCATGAATGGATGCCAGCCCGGCCTGCCCGGCGCTCACGTCATATACGATCTCCGAGATCGACAGACCGTATCCGGCAGCGTCCAGCAAGGATTCCAACACGCCGCGAAAGTTTGCGAGTCCTTCCACTTGCTGCTTGCAGAACTGCGCAGCGTCTTGAGCGGGTCCAGATTCGTCGCCTGGGAGAATCTGCCATTCACGCGACAGCACCGCCAACTTCAGCATTTCGAGCGCAGAGCCTACGTCGTCGTCTTTTTCTTCCAGCTCTCTGTAAAAGAGGAAAGCTGTGCGGAAATCCCGGATCATAGCCGTCCAAATCACTGTGGGATCGCTGACGCCCACGAATGCGTTTGCCAGAGACAGCGTGGTCCTGGCTGCGCCCTCCAACACATCCGGCGTGGCCAACTCTCCCTTGGGGGGACTGGACGGCAGATCTGCCGCAGCCATGTTCACGAATTGTTGTTCGTTCTGGCTCATGCGTACACGTGCGCCTGGCTCGATGAGCTGGCAAGAAAATCGGTTGATAGATTGGGACCGGATGCGGCGGCGGCCGCCAGCGCCAGGGACCAAAATTCGTCCGCGTGTCCCTGTTCGGTACGAGCCGCGTCAAAACGAAAGTGTCCAGTCGTACTGGTGTAGCGCTTTACCGCGTTAATCGAGCGTCGCAACCCGGGGCATGAAGCGATCCGGATGCGTCTCTCCTCGAACAATCGCTTCAGGTCGGTAGCCATCGCCTCTTTGTTCTCTATGTTGAAGACGACTTCTTCGACTTTGGTCCCATGCTTAAGTCGCAGATCTTCGGCCAACTGAGCGCCGATACCCGTAGCGTCGATGCAAGAGCGCCGAGCGCGGCGGGTTACCGGCTCGATGAGATCGAATTGCGCGCCAAAAGGAGTGCGTTCCATCACGTTCATGCGGCGCATCCACAACACGTCGCCAACCTTTTCAAGCGCGGTATCTACCGTGCGATCTTTTTTGCGGCCAATATCGACGCCTTCATAGATGTGGCCAACCAAATTCTCTACAGCCAGATCGACAGTAGCATCGGCACTCTCGCAGGAGACCACCAACTCCATGGGGATGTAGTTCTGTGCATCAGCAAGAAATGCGCAGCAGTACTCCTGCAGCCACGTGTCCTCATCTCCTGCAGCTTCTCGGAGAGCGGCAACGTCGACCGGACACCCTTCTTCCACGGCCGAGTAAATATCCAGCCAATGAACAGACCAGATTCCCTTCGTCCAGCGGCGCTCTTTCATGCCGCCGAGAGGATCGACACCAGCGGCACGGGCGATGTCCCAATATTTCCCCGATTGGCCGTTGGGGGTGGAGATCACCTCAAGGCTGTGGCCACGGCTGATGATCGCCATAGCGCCGCGCCAGATCTTCATGGCGTCCCTGTGGAACGCGAACTCATCTAAAACCACATCGCCGGAGAAGCCGCGAATCGTGTCCGGATTGGCGGGCATGGCGATGATGCGCGATCCGTTGTGATGAAACGTGATCTGATACGCCTTTTCCGTCGTATCCGGAAACTCGATTTCCTCAAAACTGAAGGCCTCTTTCACCGCTTGCAGATGGACTTTGCAGTATTCGATGGCCTCCTTCGATTGACGCTCCGACGCCGATATCCATACGGTCGTGCCTTTGGTAGCAAGACGACGGCGCACATGGCGCAAAGTGGTTGAAAATGTCAGGCCGGTCTGGCGGCCTTTCACCATCAGCTTGAATCGAGACTCATCCTGTATCCATCTCTTCTGGTAGGCGTACAGCACAACCAACGCCATCAGCGTGGCCAGCACGCCAGCTTTTTTTCTAGCGCTCACTGCCACTCTCCAGTCTCAATCTGCTTGGCAATGCGAATCGCCCTTCCGCCAACCTGCTCAGCCCAGGATGATTTCAACAGTTGCTGCGCTGCAAGCGTAAAGTGGCCGGATTCAATGGCAGCAAGAGCTTTCCGGAATTTGAGTAGTCCTTTCAGTCCAAGATTGAAAGACATGTTCACCAGAGCTGATTGCCGGGAATCATCAAGGCGAGACACCCATGGCAGGGCCGCGGCCAGAGCATTGAAGTGCCTGCTGATGTCGTTGCACAGAAGGGATTGAGCCTCATCTTGTGTGATCCCAACCGACTCAAGGTTGCGCCCGTATCCGATTGTTAGGACTCCCCTAGAATCCCTGTAGGGCTTCAAGCGCAGACCTTCATCTCTGGCAATCTGCGCAATCACGTTGCTCGACTTGAGTTGTTGCGATTGATCCTTCATTAGTCAAGCCCGTAAATTTGGTCGATCTTTCTCTGCAGGTCTTCAGGAGAAAGGTTCTTTTTCTCCTGGATCTCTTTCTTGAGAGCTTTGGCTTTCTCCTGCATCTGGGAGATCCGCATCTCTAGCGCCTTCTCGCTGGTCGACTGTTTGCGCTCGTTCGTTTCCTGGGCGCGCTCCATGATGTCCAGCTTGCGCTGCTCGACCAGCAGCAGGCCCAGCTTCAGCAACTCGCTGCGAAATCTCTGCTGGTCTTTGGCGTTGGAGGATTGCATCAGCGCGAAGATCTGATCTCCGAGCGCGTTCTTCACGGCGTCCGGCAGCTTGTCGAATCCGCGATCAGCGAACGTCTCGGCAAATTCCCGCGCCACTTGCGCCCGCGCCATTACTTCGGCCCTTACCTGGGAGACCCTTATGTCGTACCAACGATGGAGCGAAACTTTAGGAAGCCTTTTGCCTGGGAATAGCAATTGAACTTCCGCAGGCACGTTTTCCCATTCCTTAAACGATGGAGATAACTCTTCGATCTCGTCCCATGTTCCGCCTTGGGCGCGCTCCACCTGAATACGGTCGCGCAATTCCACCGGCAGCCGATCTATCTTGAGCGGTTGCTCGGTCTTGCGCTTTTCTCCAGTGTGCGGACGCTTGGCCACTAGACCACCTGTACCAGAGGATCAGTTGCGATCCGGGCTACGATCCTCAAGCCCAGAGCTGTGATTTGAATTTCGCTAATACTGACTTCGCCGGTCACATCGTCTTTGTGCTGGGCAAACTTCAAATAACCCAACTCGCAGAGGTCTTGCAGGAGAGTCAGCACATCGTTCTTGCTGACTGGATAGCCGAGATCTTGCATAAGTCCCCACAGCGACAAATCATCGAGACGGCTTTCCTGCTTAATATGGCCATTGCGCACAAGCGACAACACCACGCCGCGCCAACGCTTCATCTGTGCTTCCCGCTGGATGCTGCTCATGCCGATCAACCTCTCGTTCTATGGTGATTCTTCAACTCATCTATCGAACTGCGCAGATCGTCTTGCGACTCGATTACGCGCTCTAACTGGCTTCCTACATAACTGAGCAACCGGCGCTGCTCTGTCCGTTCGCGGTCGTCTTTATCGGTTATCGACCGCACAGCATCCGCAAGCTCCTGCTGCGATGAGGCCATCTTCTGTCCGACATCGAGTGCCTTGCCGAATCTGCTATCGACCAGCACCGCGATAAGGCCAGTGAACAACCACGCCGGACCGAAATGCTGCAACGTTTCGAGAAGCAACCGTGGCTCTTTCGTTGCCAGCGCCAGGGCAACTCCAGCACCAACCCCGGCACCGCCCAGCAGGAGATTTTTTGCCGACATCGCCCTTTCGACCGTCATGCCACCCCCAAAATCTGACTTTTGGGGGTGGAACCGGGTTTTAAAGTGCCTTCGTGCCATGGCACGAAGGCTGTGTGCCATGGCACGAATTCGGGGAAGGTATCTGGACACCCCTCAAACGCTCTTAGGGCGTTTAAACGCGAAATTCGGCCAGTACCAAGTTGGGTATTGACTTTGCGAGATTCAGAGTGGTTAAAGGCAGCCAATACTAGCTGTGCGTTGGCTCGTGGGCGGCCGCCTGCAGCTTCTGCAGAAACGCCTGCACTCTGGCTTGAGCCGCTGAGTTGATCTGAGATGCTTTCTCGATCAACTGTGCATCCGACAGGCCAGACTCCGCTCGAAGCGTATGCACGAGTTCGGTCGCGTTGGTCACGGTTTGCACAGCCAGATCGAGCGCTTGCACGATACGGTCTTGGTTCACTGATCACCTCACTGGTTGTTTTCACGGCATTGACGGCCGCGTTGATTGTTTGAATTAGAAGAGGCACCGACGCAAAAGCTCCGTTGAGCCGCTGCTGCGCCGCCGGATTCTTCACTCCCAGGACACCCTGAGCATTGAGCCTTGCAAGGCCAGCAGATAGTTCGCCCACCCAAGCGATGACTTGCTGCTTGTTAGAGACATCGACACTATTGAGCGTTTTGATGTGGTCGATAAATGTTTGATTGAGGCTGATGGCATTGTTGGCTGCGACGCTGGCCGCAATCGACTCGTCCACCGAAATCAGATTTGCGGCATACACTGCCTCAATCTCTTTCTCGCCGGCATCGAGAATGGCTGCCATCTTGTACGCGGCTGAATCGATCTGGCGCAGGGGAGTCTGCGGAGATGGCGTCACCGGAACCTGAGTTTGAGTATTGCTATGTCCAGCGCAACTTATGAGCACTGCGCAGAACGCGATCATGACGACGAGAAGGGCTACTTTCATTTGCCCTCCTTTAAGCTAACCGGATTCTTGGCATGGTGGATGTGGAGGACGTGAGCGACTGGCTTGACCACATGCTGATTTACAGCATGTGCCGTCTTCTTCGCTCCATACCCTACCGCGCCAATTGCGGCCGCAAGAACGATGATTCCTGCAGGTGGCATGTTTTTTCCCTTTCTGTTTTTAGGTTGGGCGGCCCCTTCCGTGCGGGAGAAGGAATTTCTTGGAAGCGGCCGCCCGCCGCGTCAGTTGTGCGAGTCGAGATATAAATCAACTGCGGGCGATGGAGTGTCTGAGCTAAAGAAGAAAAAGCACCTGAAGAAGATGATGATTATGACGTTAATAGAGAGAGGATCTCTTGGACGTTAAAAACAACAACGCGGCTTGGAGTTTATCCCAGGCCGCGTTGAAATTTCTATTACCTTGCTGTTCACCCTGCAACCAGAACATGACCTATCGCAGTCGCAGGGAGTAGTTGGCGATCAGCAGCTCACGCTTCTTTTGGTGCGTCCCACGCGCCAGCGAATAGGAAGTGCTTACCGTTCGCACTGTCATCTTGTTCAGGCGTGCAAGTTTGCGGATGATTGCCGCGTCGTCGAAACTCATCAGGAATTTTCCCTGGATGTGGGCCAGCAGATTGAACAGCTCTGGCACACGGTCTCCAAGAGGCTTATATCGGCTGTTTGGTGCGAAGTTGGTATAGGGAGGATCAAGGTAAAAGAATGTTTCCGGGCAATCGTTACGGCGGATACACTCTGCAAAGTCCCTATCCTCAACCAGCACGTTCGCAAGCCGCGCCGAAGTTTGATCGAGCAGCGCACTCACGCTGGCCAGGGAACGGCGCAGAGCATGTTTGGAGCCCAGATGCTGCACCGTGGAACTCGCAAACGTTCGCCCCATGCAGCCAAATGAGTTCCACGTGAGATAGCCGAAACGTAAGGCTCGTTCGATCTCGCCTTCGGTGTCGCGGATCGCGGGGCAGCCGGACTGCCGCAGCAGATCGCGGAAGCGTTGTGACGCCACTAGGTCTCTCTCAAGTAGCTCGGCCAGGGCGGACGGCCTATGCTTGGCGACACGGAAGAAATTGACTACGTCACCGTTGATATCGTTCAGCACTTCCCATTCGCTTGGTGGTTTAGAGAAGAGGAGTTTCGCTGAGCCGCTGAAAACTTCCACATAGGCTCTGTGCTGCGGAATGAGGGGAAGAAGGGTCTTGATCAGCGAGCGTTTGCCGCCCGGCCATCCGAAAGGTGCATCCATACTGCTTTTGGGGAAAATCGCCTGAACTATGGAACGAGCACTGGAGCAGGATTTTGGACGATCATGAAGGAGATTTTGAAGATGGCGAAGAATAAGGGAAACTATTCAAAAATAAGTCTGGGCTGGATGAATCAATCAAAGATCGTTCTTGCGCATTTTTGATTTAAGTGCGGAGTTAGCTGAAACGTGCTGCTTCCATAATTCATCGCACAAAAAATCGATCTCTGTGTACCTGCTGAAGCGGGAAAATGTAAGCGTAGTAGTATCGTCATGCCATTTCACAATCTTGGAGGTGGATTCGGTGGGAGGTCCATATTTCCTTTTTAGATCTTCCAACACCTGCGGATCTTCCCATCCAGCGATTCTGTAACTTAGGCTCATCAACCTTCCATGAAAGAAAATGGCGGAAGTGTCCGCCGCAACGCCAGCTATAGTTGTACTTCCTATGCAACTTTCATGATCAAATTGACAATCTGCTGGATGCTTTTGTTTATATTGGGAGTAAGGCATTCCCATCACATTACCTTTGACTTCAGACAAGGGAGCCGAGTGGGCAACCGGAGTTGGTTGTGCAAAACCAATCATGCATCGCAATAGAAACATGCCAACGAGAAACGTGTTCTTCAT